CGAGAAAAGACAAGATCCATAAAAGTACCTGTAATAGGTGAATGGATCAAAAAGGACGGAATCCTAGAGCAGTAAGCAATAGGATGATAAGAATTGTACCAACGAGCCATATCCGTCCAGGATAAAGACAAACCAAATTCAGGCTTGGTACAACACGAACAGTTTTGTTTGACATTACAGCATTCAAAACAAATTTCGATGCTCTCATTTAAGTGAGTGTTCGTGTCAACAACATATGATTGGATACGTTTGTGCTCGATAGCACGTTCAATTGCGTATTTCAGCATTTGATTAGTGTCCAAAGTTGCAATGTGTTTCCAATGGGATTCCGAAGAATTCTCCAACATTTCTTTCTCATTGAATTGCGAGATATTGCGCGAATACGCATTCTCAGCTTCGCTAAGAGAGTGGGAAACAGTGCTCACGCTTTCAATAACGGGCACAATAACTTTAAAGTCCCAAGCATTAGGGACACCTGACATAGAGCCGTAAGTATTAATAATCTTTGAAGGCGAAAGGGAATTCGCCGTAGGATTAGTACGGAATTCAGGTTTGACATGCGGTTGAACGCAAAAATCAAAACGACGGTGCACAGCCGTCTTACATGCAGCTCCTTTTTCCAAGGAAGTCATGTTATTCATGGTGACGACAACGAGAGAGACGTCGATAGGGATTTTACCCTTTTCATCAACGTCTGCCTTAGTAGCAGTCATAGGTGCATTATTTTTAATACGAATAATCATATCAATCGGATTTACGTCCGAATAGTCAGGAGACACAGCTCCAAGATCATCGCAAATAAGGCATTCGGTCAAACCGTCTGCCCAAGAATCGTACTTATCAGTAGGATTATAAGAGCGAATACGCTCCGGGGTGCTGGGTCTACCCATAGCTTTCAGGATGGTTACTGCAAGCATGTTTGAAATAGTAGATTTTCCAACACTAGAATCGCCAATAATACACACCATTAAAGGTGCTTGGCGAAGTTTACCATCGGTTTTACACTGAAGATATTCAGACCGAATAGTTGACAAATGAGTAGACATACGCATATACAAGGTCTTTTCAGGACCATTGGCTTCACGTAGAGCATTGTCAACAAGTTTTTGTGTTTGGTCAAGTAAATTGCCAAAATCACGTGCGTCCATATTCTTGAGACGCATTAAGTTACCAGTTTTACACATGGGCCAATATTCAATAATCTTTTGATAATTGGCCATAACATCAACAGGTTCAAAAAGAAATTTGATGTCTCTGGACTTGAAAATTCGATATCCAGATTCGGCAAAAAAGACAACAGTCTTGGTAATCAAGTCCCAAATATCCAAAGGGTTCTTGATATAAGTAGACGCTTTCACGCCAAAAGTCGTAAGAGCAGTAGCAGTAACATTGCCTGCTTTGCTATCGACAATACCAGAAACAACGCACAAGGTGATAATATCACGAAGGCGCTTATACAAAACGGTAGAACGGAAGGATTTAAAAACTCCGTTAATACCTTTAGCTTTTTCCCAAATAAAGTCAAGGTTTTCACCAGACTCAGGTTTGATAGTAAGCGAATCGTATTGTTCCAAAAGAAGATCAACTAGTTCTTGATCAACAGTCTTCGACAAGTACATTGTCACGATAGACAAAGTATTTTTCCAACTTGTAGAAGTATAAAGAGCAGAAATAAATGAGGTAAAGAAAACGATGTTTCTTGTACCAAATGCATTGCTCAAAAATTGTGCTTGAAAATCAAGTGCACCTTCTGGTTTAATACCAGAGGTCTTCTTGATAACAGCGAGAAGTTTCTTAGAACTTAGGTTCTTTGACCATTGGTTCTTAGAAAATTTGCGACGGTTGAATTGTTTATCCGAATCTTCGGACATTTCCAACAAGTCACTTTTAGGAATGAAATTACTATAATCCGTTTTCGATGGAATCTCGTTCACTGATGCTGTAAAGGTGCCAGTGAAATCAGCCTCAATTGAGGTCACAAACGAGTTCATGTTTTGCTTCTTGACAGAAGGGTGGTTCTTACTAGCCGCAGCGTTCACAACACAAGAGTTAAATTTCATTGTTAAATTGCTCCGATATACGCAGGGAGACTTTAGTTTAGCTTCTTGCATTTTAGTTAATTCTGAGGTTAACAGGGGTGCTTCCCAATCCTTTCGTTGATTACGATATAGTTCTAACTGTTTAAGTTTAAGCGAGTTAACAGTTTGATCAGTAAATACTCGTGGCTTTCAAGTTTTATAGTAGTGATAGCTTCTACTAAAACACAACAATGTGTC